TGGACGCACCGGATGAGCCACAGCAATCCGAACATGGCCAATATCCCGGCAGGAGATTCTCCTTTCGCCACCGAGATGCGGAGCCTATGGTGTGTATCAGAATGTAACGAATCGGAGCACTGGCTCGTCGGTGTCGACGCGGATGGCATCCAGCTCCGGATCCTGGCCCACTATATGAACGACAAGAGGTTCACCGATGGCCTCATTTCAGGACGGAAAGAAGAGGGAACAGACGTACACAGCCTTAACCGAAGAGCTCTGGGGGACGTATGCCGATCTCGGGATGACGCTAAAACGTTTATCTACGCCTGGCTCCTTGGAGCAGGAGACGGCAAAATCGCTCAGATCCTTGGTTGTACGTTTGAAGAGGCTCGAGCAGCTCGAAAGGGATTTCTTGAGGCTTACCCGGGGCTGCAGCAACTAAAGGAAGTACTTATTCCCGCTGACGCTTCAAGGGGATACTTTACAGGACTGGACGGACGGGCTGTCCTCTGTGACTCGGCGCATCTGATGCTGGCAGGCTACTTGCAGAATGGCGAGTCAATCGTCATGAAACGTGCTAACCTCATCTGGCGAAAGGAGTTACAGGCCTGCGGGATTTTGTCACAAATCAAGCAGGTGAATTTCGTACACGATGAGTGGCAGGTCGAAGTAAAGGGAGACTATGAGCTAGCGCTACAGGTAGCAAAAATACAGGCAAAAGCAATCACCAGGGCAGGAGAGGAATTGGGTCTCCGCTGTCCCCTGGAAGGCTCCTTTCTAAACAGCCACAAAGAGCTGTCCATTGGAAAGAACTGGGCTCAGACACACTGACAAAGGAAAAGAAGTGAAAATTTACGAGATCGTCTTCAAGTTCATGGATCCGTCCACGGCTATGGGGACCATTGCAGCTGACTCTGCGGAGGAAGCTATTGAGAAGATCAAGGCCGATCTTGCCGAGAACTCTCCCGGCATTACCGACTTTGAAGTGGTGGAGGTTCGGGAAGTTCTCGATGCTCCAAATCTGGCGGCAGAAGATATTGATTCTGACCGTACGCTTAACTGATGCGAGACCGCAAACAAGAGAAACATGATTACTACCTAAGGAACAAGGAAAAGCACAAACAGCAGCGGCAAAAGTGGTATGCAGAAAACCGCGACAAAGCCATTCAGCTGTCTAAAAACTGGCAGGAAGCTAATCCAGAACGTGCTAAAGAAAATCGTAAAGCGTGGGAAAAGGCTAACCCAGATCGGTGTCACAACTACCGCCTCAAACAAAAATACGGTATCACAAAGGAAGACTTTGACAACCTGTTAGCAAGCCAAAACTGTCAGTGCGCCATTTGCCACACTGATGAAGAACCACCCCGTGGTTGGCACGTTGACCATTGCCACACCACAGAAAAGGTTAGGGGTGTCCTTTGTAGCCATTGCAATTTCATGCTTGGCTACGCCAAGGACAGTACTAGCATTCTGCAATCTGCTATCCAGTATTTAAAGGAACGTAATTAGAATGACAACGCGTTATGTGTATCTGTCTGGTGTTTGCAAATGGGCTAAGCTTCGCAAACCGGACGACAAGTACAACAACTTTCAGCTTCCCCTTTACATGGACAAGAAGTCTCTCGAGCTCTACGACACGTTAGGATTGAGTCTTACAAAGAAAAAGGACGACGATGGAGTCCTCGTGACCTTCAAGCGTCCCGTGTCGAAGCTCATCAAGAATGAAGTGGTGGAGTTTGGTCCACCCAAGGTGCTCAATGCGGACAACTCCATCTTCGATGGCCTGGTCGGCAATGGCTCCGAGGTGACGGTGAAGATCTCCGTCTACGACACCATGAAGGGCAAGGGTCACCGCCTCGAGACTGTCAGGGTCGAGAAGCTGGTGGAGTATAACCCGCCTAAGAACGAAACGGGAACGGAAGCCACCGGAGGTCCTGCGCTTCCCTTCTAGGGGCCTACTAGCGGGAGGCTCTTCGGAGCCTCTCCAGACCCCTTTAAAATCGCTTTAAAAGGTATTCTGTGCTGACATTTAATGACTATCAAATTTCCGCCAAAGCTACCGCGGTTTACAACCCTGATCACAAGGTTACTTACCCCGCTCTTGGACTCGCTGGAGAGTCGGGAGAGGTTGCTGAGAAGGTCAAGAAGTGGCTACGCGGGGACAAGGCTCTCGACAGGGAAGGCCTCCTCAAGGAACTGGGAGACGTTCTTTGGTACCTCTCCGCCCTTGCTACAGACCTGGGATTCTCTCTGGAGGAAGTGGCGCAGGCCAATGTGAACAAGCTCCTGGATCGCAAGAGCAAGGGAACGCTGAAGGGAGACGGCGATAACCGCTAAGACAATCGATACTCTCGTAGACGATATCTACCATCTATTGGATCCTGATTACGAACATGAATTTGATGAACAGAATGTTGCAGAGTTCGGCCAACGCCTGGCTCGCCATGTGGTATCACGTCTTCGAAGCGTTCGGGCTAAACCAACCCTACGTCTCTCCAACATCGGGACGCCCTGTCGACGGAAGCTCTGGTACACCATCAACAAGCCGGAGGAAGCTCAACCCCTCCCGCCCGCGGCGAGGTTCAAATTCCTCTTCGGAGATATCTTGGAAGAGCTCCTCCTCTTCCTCGCGAAAGAAGCAGGACACACGGTAGAGGGGCAGCAGGATGAGCTCGACATCAACGGCGTCAAGGGACACCGGGATGCAGTTATCGATGGACGAACTGTGGATTGCAAGTCTGCGTCTACTTACTCTTTCAAGAAGTTTGCGTCCAACGGACTGCGGGGAGACGATCCTTTTGGATACCTTGACCAACTTGGAAGCTACATGTGGGCGGCTCAGGGAGATCCTAAGGTTACAGAGCCTGATGTTGGATCATTCCTAGTAGTAGACAAGACTTTAGGGCATATTACTCTTGACACATACCCAAAGTCCGAAGTAGACTATAGTAAACAGGTAGAAGAACTTAAAGAAATTGTTTCAAAAGAGCAGCCTCCGGAACGTCATTTTGCTCCGGTGCCTGATGGAAAATCTGGAAACGAAAAGCTCTGCACACAGTGCTCTTATTGCGATTTCAAAAGGACCTGCTTCCCAGAAATTCGGACCTTCATGTATTCTACAGGGCCAGTTTTCTTAACCAACGTTGCAAGGGAACCTAAGGTTTTTGAGCTATCTAAACCTTCAGACTAAAGAACAGTACAGAAAGTACATCTACAGACAAAAGAAAGGGAACGCCAGAGCAGCTGGCACCCCCTTTGAACTAAAGTGGGAGGACCTCCAAATTCCGGATGTCTGTCCGGTATTCAAGAAACCATTTGAATTTAGAGATCCAAATTTTTCAGCATCCGTCGATCGTATCGACAACACTAAGGGGTACATTCCCGGAAATATTCAAGTCATTTCACGGTTGGCCAATGCAATGAAAAGTTCAGCCAGCGTTGAACAGCTCAAGCAATTTGCCCATTGGGTTTTGGAGACCTACCCATAACAAAATTCAATATTGACGAACTCAGATCAGGGTTCGAAGCCGAGTTCTACAAAGGCTGTCAGGCTCTCAAGCGCAAGCATCGCTTTGACATTGAATACGAGCCTGAGCAGTTCAACTACTACGTAGAGCATTGGTACAAACCCGATTGGCGTATCGCCCGTAAGGACGACACCATCTTCTTCGTAGAGACCAAGGGCTACTGGACCTCCCAGGATCGATCAAAGATCAAGAAGGTCCTGGAGCAGCACAGTGATCTCGATCTGAGGATGGTGTTCCAATACGACAACAAGCTCCACAAGAGCTCCAACACCCGATATTCGGACTGGTGCGTCAAGCACGACATTCCCTACGCCATCGGGGTCATCCCGGAGGAATGGTTCGAATGAGTCGCAGCCATTTGGTCATCCCAGACGCCCATGCCCACCCCGACTTCGACAACGACCGTTTTGATTGGCTATCTTCCCTTGTCCGTGATCTCCGACCTGACGTCGTCGTCAACCTCGGTGATGGAGCTGATATGCCGTCTCTCTGCGGCTACGACAAAGGAAAGAAAAGCTTCCATGGCAGGACCTACCGAAAAGACATTGACGCTTTCCTCGAGTCCCAGGATCGACTTTGGAGCCCTCTACGCCGTAGCAAAAAGAAGCTCCCCTTCTCAGTATATCTCATTGGAAATCACGAGGAGCGAATTGGACGAGCTCTTGAACTCCAGAGCGAACTTGAAGGAACCATTTCTTATGGCGATCTGGAACTGCCAAGATGGTACGATCAAGTGGTCGGTTACGATGGAGGGAGTCCTGGAATAGTCAGTATCGATGGAGTCGACTATGCCCACTATTTTATCTCGGGTGTCATGGGCCGCGCAATCGGTGGCGAGCATCCTGCTTATAGCCTTGTCACTAAGCGTCTTCGTTCCTCTACTTGTGGCCACGTTCACACTGCTGATTACTGTATCCGTACTGATGGAGCTAAACGCAAGGTTATGGGATGCGTCGCTGGGGTCTATCAGGACTATCGGGCTGGATGGGCCGGAGGAGCAAATGACCTCTGGTGGCGCGGTGTCATCTACAAGACTCATGTCGAGGACGGGACCTACAACATCCGCTTCATCTCCCTCGATGAAATCAAGAAGGAATACGGCTGAGGATGTTCGGAGATTCCGATGAACTCATTATCAGGAAGTTTGAGGAGCTTCTGGAGGATTACCCGCTCGAGGATCTTCTGGAACAGGAAGATCTTACGCCTGCAGAAGCTCTCTTCCAACTGTTCCTAGCAGGCCATGTCAGATCGCCATTTGATCGAGAATGAGCGACGCTCAGTCGCGTTGAGCAACGCTCATGAATTTCCCCTCAAGCCTGTACGGCGCAAAGAGGAATACAAGCGTATTAAACTTCATCCAAAGGATATTGAATTAACAGATGAAGAGACCGACTGGAACGAAGGTAGAAACAAAAACCATCGTGATGTCTATCGAGAACATCGAAGCGGCCATCGCATCCTTTCTCTACCAGATGAGGGCGGTTCCTGAGAGCTGGGACATCACCTTCATGGACCTCGGCCTGCCCTTCAACGAGGAAGGCTTTGTCGAGTTCGACATCGAGATCGTCAGGCCTGCAAAGAAGGATCACCTCCGCCTGGTGGACGATACGCCCGTCCAGGATAACCAAATGGTATTGCCCCTTGAACACTTTGAGAAAATACGGGTTGATTAATTTCTTCGCGGGACTGAGCTACCTCCTTGGTCTCGTCTACGCCCTCTACAGCTTCCGTCTCCACTTCGGTCCCGTAGAACTGATAACGGATCTCTTCTCCCGGGAAGAACTCTACACCATGATGGGCGCAGGCTTTGCCTTCTTTGGCATGGTCCTGGAGCTCATGGCCCAGAACGAAAGTGACAAGCATTGGACGGAATGAAGGTTGAACTCCTCAACCACATGGGGAATGACCTCGAGGTGGTGAACGCTGCAAGGGTCTCCTTCGACAAGGAGAGCAAATGGGAACTCTACGCCGGTGATCAGAAAGTAGATGGATCTTTCTTCGAGGAGCTGAGGCTTCCCGAGAAGGACGCCAGGCTCATCCACTACCTCGTAGAGCATGACCACTGGTCTCCCTTCTCACATGTCGTCGCCAAGTTCCGTGTGAAGGCTCCCATCGTCATCAACCACCAGCTGTGGAAGTCTCACATCGGTGCCGCCACCCAGGACGATATCTGTGGGTGGAACGGGGTCTCCAGGCGGTATGTGGATGACGAACCTGAGTTCTTTTCTCCTGACATGTGGCGGGAACGGGCTGAGAATCTCAAGCAGGGGAGTGGAGACAAGTCTGTCTTTATGATGATGCCTGATGACTTCGGCTACACCTGTCGTCCTGAGACTGCTTACCAGGATGCAGTGAAACACTGCCTTCATATCTATAAATGGCTGCTTGCTTCAGGAGTCTGCCCTGAGCAGGCCCGTATCGTCCTCCCCCAATCAATGATGACGACTTGGGTTTGGACCGGTAGTTTGGCTTTTTGGGCTCGCCTTTTTAAACTTAGAATGCACCCTGACGCACAAGAAGAGTGTAAACCAGTTGTTTTAGCAATTGGTCAACATATGAAAGAGCTTTTCCCTATTTCATGGGAGGCTTTAACTGGCAAGTGAAGTTGATGTAGCTTGGATAGCTGGTATCCTAGAAGGAGAGGGTTGCTTCCTCTTATCAAAAGATAAGAGAACTCTCCACGGATACAGCACCAAAATCCAAGTTGAAATGACTGACTTTGACATTATCGAAAGGATTCAGTCTTTGGTTGGTGGGAAGGTATGGGAGTCTAACTACCCATCTAAATTTGAAAGGTGCCCAAACGCAAAACCTTCTTGGCGTTGGGCAGTATCTTCCCATGAAGAAATTAGGTCTCTTATATCTGCTGTCTACAAACACCTCGGTGTACGAAGACGTGAAAAGTGCGATGCAATCCTCAATTACATAGAAAGAAAAAGAATTGCCCAAAAACCCTAATCGAGACTATCAAAAGGAAACCGCCTACGAGAACCGACCAGAGCAGGTCAAGCGACGAGAAGCCAGGAATGCCGCCAGGCGCAAGGCCATGAAGGAAGGCAAGGTCCACAAGGGTGATGGCAAGGAGTTAGATCATGTCGGGTTCCACCGTACCGGCTCACTGGAGAACGTTCCTACGAAGGTTGTGTCTCAGCGCGCTAATCGCAAGCGCCAGCCTAAGCGCAGCTAGTTGTGGTGCTCTCTACCACGCATGTAAAGATGGACTCTGTCGTTGAGCTACTACCTCGAGCGAACAATTGCCATCGAGAACTCCATTACAAACTTTCTGAGAGTTAATGACATATAAATCAAGCTTAGGTAGCCTTTTTAGATCAACCCTTTCTGAAACCGTTTTCAAAAACAAGTACCGGCACGATGGGTGCGAGACTTGGGAAAAGCTTGCAAGTGTCCTGGTGGATGATGTTATTCCACAGGACGCTCCTTCTAGTGTCTTTAATTCTGATGACCGAACAGCCCTTAAAGAGGCCATTTCCTCCGGTAAATTCATTCCCGGAGGTCGATATTTGTATTACGCAGGGCGGGCTAACAGGTACTGGAACAACTGCTATCTACTGCGGGCAGAAGAAGATACTCGTGAAGATTGGGCGAATCTCTCCTGGAAGACTGAATCCTGTTTGATGACCGGTGGTGGTATTGGAGTTGACTACTCTGTTTACCGCCATAAAGGTTCTCTTCTTTCCCGAACAGGTGGCCTAGCTTCTGGCCCTATTCCGAAAATGGAAATGATCAACGAAATTGGTCGTCGGGTCATGCAGGGAGGTACGCGTCGCTCTGCTATCTACGCCTCCCTCAACTGGCAGCACGCCGATATCTGGGACTTCCTGAAGGCCAAGGATTGGCACTCCATCAACGTCCCGGGTACGGGCAAGACCCTTGCGGACCTCAAGAACGAGGACTTCAATTGGCCTGCCCCGCTCGACATGACCAACATCTCGGTCAACTACGACACGACCTGGCTGCTCAACTACTTCAAAGGCGGAGACCCTGGAGAACTTTTCCTTGCTAATGTGGAGCAAGCTCTTCGAACCGGAGAGCCTGGCTTCAGCTTCAATTTCTTCGACAAGGAGAACGAAACACTCCGTAACGCCTGCACCGAAGTCACCTCCGAGGATGACTCCGATGTTTGCAACCTTGGGTCCCTCAACCTTTCTCGTATCGATTCTGCGGCAGAGTTTGCAGCGATTGCGGAACTGGGCACGAAGTTCCTTCTCTTCGGAACCTTGAAGGCCCAGCTACCCTATGAGAAAGTCTACGAGGTTCGAGAGAAGAACCGACGCCTTGGTCTTGGACTCATGGGTGTCCACGAGTGGCTCCTCAAGAGGGGCTACCGCTACGAAGTAACTCCCGAGCTGCATCAGTGGCTCGCAATCTATAAAGGTGTATCAGATGACGTCTCCCGCAAATCAGCTGACCTTCTCGGTATCAGTCGACCCGTCGCTAATCGAGCGATCGCCCCTACAGGCACTATCGGAATGCTTGCAGGGACTACTACAGGAATTGAACCCGTATATGCCGTTGCTTATCGACGCCGATATCTCACTGACGGATCAGTATGGAAATACCAATTTGCTGTCGATCACACTGCTCAAGGACTCATTCAAGATTACGGAGTACGGCCAGAGTCGATCGAATCTGCCATTGACCTCGCTGGGGACTACGAACGGCGAATAAAGTTCCAGGCTGACGTTCAAGACTATGTCGACATGAGTATCAGCTCAACGTTGAATCTTCCTGCCTGGGGATCAGAGCTGAACAATCCGGACACTGTTAAGCCAATGGCTATGACGGTGGCTAAATACGCTTCTCGTCTACGCGGATTGACCATGTACCCAGATGGCGCAAGAGGGGGACAACCTCTTACGTCAGTCCCCTATGAAGAGGCTAAAGAAAAACTTGGTGTTGAGTTTGAAGAACACTTGGAAGTGAACGACGCCTGTGACATTCGTGGCGGTGGCACCTGTGGCGTTTAATGTTCTGGAGTTTCAGGAAGAGTTGACAGACCGTAAGTTCCTTCGCCCCTACCTCAACGACAAGATCGTCGTGGACGTCCTGGAGCGGATCAAGGACAGAGCCGACGCAGGGATGTCCAAATATGGCGTCCCCATGAC